CAGCGGCTTGGAGAGCTCGAGCTTCCCGCGGCACACGTCGCGCACCATGAAGCCGAATAGCTTCGTCGTCTGTTCCGATCCCAGTTTCACATACCGGAACCGCCCGTCGCTCATCCTCACGAGCACGCTCACGGCCGTGACTTGGTTTTCCCCGGGTTTCTGATTCTTCGGCGAAAAGATGGGTGTTTTTGCCATGCGTCCCGATATTGACATGCTATCCTCGTTCGTTCAACGACCATGACGGCGGCCATCTCACAAGAGCTCTGGCCGCCGCTCATTTTTTTCCATGAATAGGCCAACCAGGGCAGTGATTTTCAATCTTCCCCAACGGGAGGCGATTCGCCTCGCCGACTGGTTGGAAGTGAATTTCAAACGCGGCGAGGTGCAGTTTGTGACCAGTCGCATGATGAAGCCGCGCGCCTGGGTCGTGCGGATCGAACGCACCCTATAAAAGGCGCCGGCAGCCGGTGCGCCCGATCGCAGACACATCCGGCCACCTGTCTCGCATCAGCGGTGCGCCAGTCGCTGTTTCCTCCCGATCCCGCGTCAGGATCAGGCGATTAGACGCGATAGTGCCCGTCGGCATCGCCCAAGCCCGATCAAGGCGGAGCAGCTAGCGCCAGCACGCGCACACGATAACCAGAAACCCGAAAACAGGAACCAGAAACCGCGGCGGCGGTGACACGGCAGGCGGGGGAGATGATCAACGAAGCCGCCCTTGCCCAAGCCTTTGCCGACTTGGCGTCCCAGAGCCTCCTGGATCTCAGCGCGCTCCAGACCCAATGCCTGGCCAAGATCCTCGCCGGCGGCGGTCAGATCGCCTTCACAGTCTCCGCGGGCCTCAATGGCAAATCCGGCGCCCAGATGTGCCGTTACGACGCGGCCGATCTCCTGGTCATCGTCAACCGCGCCCTTGGGACGCCGGCCAGCGACCCCAACGCCCAGGTGACGCCACTGACCTACGTCGACTTCAGCGACATGAACCTGCAGGGACCAGGGGAGGGCTATTCCTAATGCTAAACCGTCTCGCCGCTGTCATCTCGTCTCTCAACGATGACGGTATCGCCGTCGCGCAAATCACCCTGCGTGCCGACGGCACCCTGGATTCGTATGGTGATCCCTCCGTCGCCGCCGAAACCCTCGCGGTCCTGCTCAGCGTCGGGCCGGCCAAGCTCGCCGAACTCAAAAAGCCGCTCCAGGGCGCCAAATGTCCGGTCTGCGGCTGCACCAATCCTCCCGATCATCTCAAGTGTGATGATTGCGGCCTCAACCTGGTCCGTCCGCAATGAGTGTCTTTGGTGCAATCCGCGGCGCACTCGCCGGCGCCGTCCTCGGCTTCAAAGCGGCCTACAACAGCTACAGCGACGCCGTCTTCCTCTCTCCCGATCGCGGCGAGGTCTATTACTATCTCTCCGCCGACACCCGGCAGCCGGCCACGGTCTACACCCGCCGGCGGATCCTCCAAAAGGTCACCTGGCTCTATCAAAACTTCGGCATCATCAAGGAAGCCGTCCGCGGCATGGCCCGGCACACCGTGGGCAAGGGGATCTGTCTCACCCTCAATACCGACGACGACGAGTGGAACGCCCTCGCCGAAGCCGAATTCGAGGCCTGGGCCATGGCGCCCGATCGCTGCGATATCTCCGGCCGCCGGAACTTTTACGAGATCCAGACTTTCGCCGTAGTCCAGCGCGTCAAACAGGGCGAATTCCTCGCCTCTTTTGCCAACAACCCGCGCTGGAACGACGAGCCTTGTCTCCAGGTCTACGACACCCTGGAGCTCGACACACCCGGCGCCAAAAACGATGACCCGAACATCGTCGACGGCGTCCAGCTCGATCAGAACCATTGCCCGCTCGCCTATTTCATCATCGGCCTGGAGAACACCGTCACTCCCATCCCGAAATCCAATTTTGTCCACTGGTACTTCGCCGAGGAGGCGAACCAGGTCCGCGGCATCAGCGAGTTCGCCCAGGCCGTCCGGCCGATGCTCGATTCGCGCGAGATGATCAATCTCACGACGAAAACCGCCAAGCAAAACGCTTCCATCGGTCTGCACGTCAAAAAGATGGTCAAGATGGGCGGCCTCGGCGCCCTCGATAAAATCCGCACTTACAAACAGCGGCAGAATGTCGAGCAAGGCAACTCTCCCGGATCGCCCAGCACCTCCCCGAGCACCGACAACGACGCCGCTTACGAACGCCTCGCCGGCGGCGGCGCCGTCATCTATACGGACGAAAACGGCGACGCCAAATTCCTCACTCCCAATTCGCCGTCGCCTCTCGCCGAGCCCTTCATCCGCAACGTCCTCATGCGCGACGGCCTCTCGTCGATCGGCGGCGCCGGCGCCGATTTCTTTTGGGCATTGGCCGACGTCAACAGCGCCGGCCAGCGAGCCGTCCTGGTCAAACAGGACCTCGTCTTCATCACCCTCGGCGACGGCCTCATCGGTCACGTCTGCAATCCCGCGGCCGTGCGTTTCCTCAATGCCCGCATGACCTCCGGCAAACTGCGGCGGCCGTTCGTTCGTCAGCCCTTGCAAAACGCCAGCCCCAAGCCCGGGCCGATCATTCCTGACGACGATGAAGGTGATCCCGGCGCGCCCAAGGAGCAGTGGGTGGAAGATACCGACGGTCACTGGATGTCTTGCCTCTCCTGGCAGCTCCCGCAGCGCCTCTCGATCGACAACGCCAAGGAAGCCAAAGCCGAGATCGATCAGCTCAGCAATAACATCGAGACGCTGTCCACCGTGCATGACAAGCGCGGCCGCGGCTGGCGTCCGATGGTCGACGAATGGTTCCGCGAATTCGCCTATGCCGCGCGCTGCGCGAAAAAACACGGCGTCCCGTGGGCCCTCAAGATTTGGCGAGCCAGCATGCCCGGCGCCCAGGGTGGCGATCCTTCTCCGGACGATCCCAATGGCAACCCAAAGGGCGGCGACGACCGGAAACCGGATATCGGGGAGCTACCGCGTCATTTCCGGCCAGGCCACGTCGATCCAATTAAACCACAACTCTGATGCGCTACGATCGGCTCTTCACTAAACTCTTCTGCAGCCCGCTTTTGCTCGAGGCCAGTATTCGCGCCGGCTTCGAGCGTGTCCTCCTGGCCTTCATGAACGGCCAGCCGGCCGACCTGCCAAAAGCCGAGGATCAGCCTCAGTTCTTCGGCAAAAAAGTCGAAGCGGCCCGCGCGGATAAATGGGCCGACGCGGTCTTGGAGATCGATGGATCCAACGCATCCATCCATATTGATGGGGCCATCGATAAGAATCTCAGCACCTGGGACCGCGCCTGTTTCGATGCTTGCGATTTGAACGACGTCGATCGCGCCCTCGCCCGCGTCTCGTCCGACAAATCGATCAAAAACGTCCTCCTCTGCATCAACAGCCCAGGCGGATCCGTCAATGGTGTGCCCGAGACGGCCGCGCGCGTGGCCGCTCTCGCCCAGCAAAAGAATGTCTTCGCTTACGTCGACGGCATGGCCTGCAGCGCCGCTTACTGGATCGCCGCGGCCGCCGATCAGATCCTGGCCACACCGAGTAGCATGACCGGCTCGATCGGCGTCTATCTCGCCCTCCTGGATCAATCTCGATGGCTGGAAAACGAAGGCCTCCACGTCGAGACCATCAAGAGCGGCACCCTCAAAGCCGCCGGCGCATCGTGGAAACCGCTCACCGATGACGAGCGCGCCCACTTCCAGTCGATGGTCGATGAAATCGGCGTCATGTTCCGCGGCGCCGTCCGCGAGAAGCGCCCGGGCATCGACGATGATACCATGCAAGGCCAGGCGTTCTTTGGCGCTAGTGGCCTCCAGGCGAAGTTAGTCGACGCCCACGTCGCCGACCGCGCCGCCGCCTTCGCGCAGTTTTAATCCGGCTATAACGGGGTTATCGGCCTCTCTGCGCCTCTGCATCCTCTGCGTTTAAAACCTTCCGTTTGACACGCCCGGCGTGACGTGATCCGGAAACATCTTTTTCACGCCGTCCTCCCCGCCATCTTTCTCATGGCCGCAGAATCCGGAGGCGGATCCGGCGGCGGTGGCGCCACTCTCAAGGACCAGCTGTCGGCCATGGAATCCGACCGCGACACTCACAAGTCCCGTGCGGACAAGGCGGAAAAGGACCTAAAGACGGAACAGGACAGCCACGGCACGACCAAGGCTTCGCTGGCCGCGGCGGAGACGGATCGCGACACTTTCAAGGCTCGTGCCGAAAAGGCCGAAAAGGATCTCCAGGCCGAACAAACGGCCCACACCGCGCTCAAGGCCAAGGATACCACGGCCACCGGCAAAGCCGCCGAGGCCCTCGCCAAAAACGGCATCCCGCCGGCCGCGAAGGACACGCCGCAAAAGCTCGCCACCGAGAACAAGGACGGCTCCGGCATCTACGCCGAGTACAAAAAGCTCCGCGGCAAAGCCCGCGCCGCGTTCTTCGCCAAACACGAAAAGGCCCTCATGGCCTATGCGGACGAGGAAGAGAAGCGCCTCAAGGCCGAAGGCGCCGACGAGTTCCAGGACGACCAGGACTAACCCCTTTCGAGATCACCGCGCCCACGCACTTACTTATGAAATTCGCCCGTAGTCTCGCTGTTTTTGCTTATCTCGCGATCGCCACTGTTCTGGCGTTCGCGAGCCCTCTCGCCCACGCTGCGCCCGCGATGGCACTCGCCGCCGCCGGCGGCATCGTCTGGGGCGGCCTCCTGCTGGTTAGCCACGTCTACACCGGCCGCCTGGCCGCCATCTCCGTTCCGAGCCAACTCAAGCTCGATCAGATCCTCCAGGGCGCCGCGATCAAAGCGCTCAAGCGCGTGTTACTCCCGCTGCTTTCGCTCTCCACCGTCTTTCGTGACGTGCCCCTGCGAGGCACCGATACCGTCCAGGTCCCGTTCATCCCGCTGCAGCAGACCACGTCGCTCGATTTCGATTACGACGTCGGCTACGAGCAGGGCGACGGCACCCTCAACACGCTGCCGATCACGATCAACAAGCGCAAGTATCAGCCGATCGCGATCACCAGTTACCAGTTGGCCCGCCAGCCCATCCTGGAGCTCGAGGAGATCATCGTCAAAAAGGTCGAGCAGCTCGCCGAAGATGTGATCGGCGATATCTTCGCCAACGTCACCCACGCCAATTACGGCGCCGCGGCCGTCATCGCCGATCCGAGTTCCTGGGACAGCGACACCATCGGCGATACCCTTCGTAAAGCGGCCAACGATGCCATGTGGCCGAAGATGGGGCGGTCCCTGGTGGTCAATACCGCCGTCGATGGCAACCTGATGACGGATACGTCCTTCAAGGCCGCTTATGCCTATGGCGACAATGGCGTCGTCCAGGAAGGCAAGCTGCCCCGCACGTTTGGGTTCGACTACCAGGAATGCCCGGTCTTTCCCGATAACGGCGAAGACCTCATCGGTTTCGCCGCGCTTCGCTTCGCGCTCCTCACCGCCTTCGCGCCGATCGCGCCCACGCCGGCCGTCCGCAGCGTCATGGTCGACTATCGCACGGCCACCGATGAGGATTCCGGCCTCACCCTCGAGTATCGTCTCTTCGGCAGCGCCCAGGGCGACTTGGAACAGCACACCGTCGAGGTGAACTACGGCAGCGCGCCTGGCGATCCCGCCCAGCTCCTCCGCTGCACCAACTCCGAGGGCGAATAAGTCATGCGCCTGGGAGTTACCATTGGCTTTCCTCACGACGGCTCAAACCCCGTCGTGCTGTCCGGTCCGGAAGTTCCCTTCACGGAGCAGAAGGCGGATATGCGGGAAGTCATGCCGGAGAAAACGCATGAGAAGTTTCAGCGCATCGAGTTTTTCGATCTGCATACGCAAAAGCGCAAAAAGTTTCCGCCTCTCGCTGGCTCGAAGCCGGCGGCCGTAAAAAAGCGCTGGGTCCCGACGATCAAAGAGCTCCAGGACGCCGCCGCTGTCGTTGCCGCGGCCGCCGCTCAAAAGGCCAAGACCGCGAAAGCGGCGAAAACCGCAACCGCAGCCGCAGCCGCCAAGCCGGCGCAGTTGCCAGTCGTCACCGAACCGGAATCTCCCAAGGGCGACAATAAGCCCGATCCCAAAAAGTAACTCGCCATGGCCAACAAAATCAAAGACGACCACAACGGCATCAGCATCGGCGCGAACGGTACCGCCGACAAAGTGGGATTTCACGGCGCCACTCCCAGCACCCAGCGCTCCGGCGCCGCGCAAGCGGCCGCCACGCAGACGAGCGCGGGCGTGGTCACCACCGCACCGACCAATTCTTCGCCCTACGGCTACACGCAGGCTCAGGCCGCGTCCATCCTCACTCAGCTCAACGCCGCCGTCGCCGACGTCGCCGCGCTCACCGCGCTGGTCAACGAACTCCGCGCCGCGGCCGTCGCCAAAGGCCTGATCAAAGGCTCGGCCTAATCAATCTGGTGGTAGGGGCCGGCATCCACGGGTGCCGGTACCCGCCGCCTAAGTGAAAATCACCCGTGGCCACCAAAAAGCCCGCTCCCACCGAAGATAGCCGCGTCGGCCGCGGGTATATCATTCGTGCGGAGATTGCGCTGCTCCTGGTGAAGCTCAAAGAGCTCGAGGTGGAATTGATCGAGCTTGGTCCCGGTCGTTACAAGGATCCGGACGAACAGCTTTTCTGCACGGCCGTCGGCGCGGTCGACCCGAGTGTCGACGATCCGACCTATGTGTTACGCGATGGCGAAGAGGACAAAGCCAGGCAACTCGCCGGAGAGGCTTTCCCGGAACTCTTCGAACGCAAGGTCACCTATACCCCGAAGCCGGGATTCATCGATCGTGCGGATGCCCTGCTCACCCCGGCCAAGAAACGCGATATCATCGCGCTCTGTTATGTGGCCGGCAAAGAGAAGCCCGGCAAGGCCGCCTACGTCACCTGGAAGTGACCGATGAGCGAGGGCCTCGACCTCATCACCGCCGGCCTGGATCTCATCTCCGGCATGTTCGGCACGACCGAGTTCATGCTCCAGTCGCCAGCCAACGGTCCGATGATCGGCGCCTATGTCGGCTTTTGGAATGACCTGGGCACGCACCAGGAAGTGACCCTCAACGGCCGCCGCATTTTCTTTTCCGTGGTCGTCGAGGCCGCGCGCAATCAGTTCGCCAAGCTGCCCGTCGAAGGCCAGATCGTCATCCGGAGTAGCGACGGCTTCACCGGCCGGATCGTTGGCGAAGTCCAGGTCGACGACTTGACGGTCCGGTTCCCCGTGGATACGAGACACAAATGAAGACCATCGATCGCCGCGGTTTCCTTCGGTTGCTTGGAATTTCCTCGGTATTCGCGTTCGCCACTAAGCGCTCGGAAAATCGCGAGTCTGGGTTCAATCCGGTTCGTCCGATCTTTGGAGTCCCGTCCTTTCATTCGCGACTGCCGTACTTCGTGTGTCCTCTGGAGGGCATCGTTCGGATTGAATTTCGCAGAGACCACTTCGCCAGGGCGGTCGTAATCAGGAACGGCAAAACCCGACAATTCGTGCTGGTCGCGAAAGACGACTATTGGACGATCGACCATGAGCACGCGATCGAGCGAGATCTGTCCCTGCCCGACCGAATGGAGATTGTTATCAGCAGCTCGAGTAGACCCGTAAGGCAAGCTCTCTCGTGAATTCGAACGACGCCGCCCGCGCCATCGGCCGCGCCCTGGCCATGCAATCCGGGCTTGCGAACATCGCCGGCGGCCCGACGCATATCTATGCTCACGACATCGAGGTCCTCCCGACCGGCCAGGAGCAGGCTGTCGATCCATCTGCCGGGATCGAGCTGCCCGCCGTCTTCATTCGCGTGAAGTGCCAGGCCTTGGTTGGATCCTCCACGATCGGCCGGGCCAAAATCGAAATCGACGTCGTGAGCCAGGCGGACGATTCCACCGCACAGGAACACGCGCAGCGCGAATGGGCCATCCGCGAACTCATGGCCAACCAGGGCGCCCTGGTCCTGGCCTGCCAGGTGATCGGCCACGTGCGCCTCTTGGGTAAGCCATGCCTGGTCGAAAACGATCCCGAGATCGAGCATCGCGCCTTCAAAACTCCCTTCACTTATCAGGCCGGCATCCAGGGGTTTTGAATAATTTATAATCCGCAGGTTATAAAAGTTAGGTGTGCCTAAATCGGACATGCATGTCCGATTTGACGGCTTGCGTTTGACACCGCCCGGGAGGCGATGGCCTTCAATCCTGCTCCCGAAGCCTGGCTCGGCACTTTTACTTCCGACGGGACCAATCTCACGGTCCCGATCGCGAACTTTCCCAGCTTGACGAGCGGGGAGGCCAATCCTTCCACCGGCGACATCCGGAAGATGATGCATTGGATCTGCGAGACCTTGAACGCCGCGTGGGTCGCCGCCGGCGCCGCGGGCCAACCGGTCGAGATGCAGATCAACAAAGGCCAGGCCCTCAATCCGTCCACCGGCCAGATCACCGTCACCTACAGCCTGACCTTTGTCCTCGCGCCCACCGCGCTCGAGGTCGTCGCCGAGCCTTAACGCCATGCCCGCGACAGACGTTACTTTCGGAATCAGCCGGGTCCAAGGCGCGCTCATCGAGTCCAACGAAGAGACGGCCAAGATCGAGAAAAAGGAGCTCAAGGGCAGCACCGGCAACACTGCCCGGGTCAAAGCCTACGACCCGAAAACCTCTTTCAGCGTGAAGGGTCACGGCACTCTGCCAGCCGTCAGCCCTGGCTTCGGCGCCAGCGGCCTGAGCGACCTCGCCGGCGGACTCACCCTCATCGAGGAAGTGAAAACCTCGGAGAAGAACGACGATTTCAACGCCTGGGAGTACTCGGGAATCAATTACCCGAGCGCCCAGCAGGTTTAGCGGCATCGCGCGGCCGGCGTGCCGCTTTTTAAAATCACATGTCATCCCTTCGAAAAGGACTCAAATTCTGGACGCTCTCCGCGATCACCGCGGATCCTCTGGCCACGCGCAACACCATCCTTTTCGCGGCGCTCACCGCCCTCGGGATCCCGCCGCTGCCCGAGCTCTGCGGCGAGTTCGTGGAAAACGTCAATGGCCGCCCGCGCAGTGTCACCGTCTGGCGGATGGCCGATCGCTCGATCGACGGCCGTTACCAGACCGCCGAAATGATCCAGGCCTGGGAGGACAAGGATTTTTCCCGGAAGAATCCGGAACACCCGCTGGCCTACATCAAGTGTGCGTTTGAAAACCACACCCGCTCCATCGAGTTCGTCAAGGACCAGGGCCCGATCGCCGTCATCCGTCGAAACGGCAAGATCGGCCTGATCACCAAACACACCAGTCCGGAGCACAAAAGGCAGATCATCGACGGGCTCAACCAGGAGGCGGAGATTGCCGGGTAGGGTGGGCGTCCCGCCTGCCGATGCGGGCATCCTGCCCGGATCATCCGAACCATGAACGACGAATCTCTCTCCGCGGCGGAACTCTACCTGCGCGAGGAAGCGGCCACGCGAGCGTTCCTCGAGCCGCAGGAAATCACGGCCACCCCCGATCTCACGCTTCGCCCGATCTCCATCACCTCGATCTTTCAGCTGCGGCAAACGAAGAACGAATTTCTCGCCCCGCGCGGCCCGGTCCGGCAGCTCCCCCATCCTGAGACCGGTCTCCTGGTCGAGAGCGCCACGATGGAAAACGAGTTCCTCGCGCTCCTGGGCTTCGCCTTCATCCACGGCGCTCCGGAGAGCGAAGTCGACGCCAGCGTCTTTCACGAGGCCCTTTTCCAAAAGCGCGTCCAGGCTTTCGGCCGCCAGATCCCGCCGGACCGGTTTCCCTATCTCATGAAAGAGATAGCGGAGCGCTTCGTGGAGATGAAAAAGCTGGAGTTCGGCGTGAAGAAAAAGCCCAAGGAGGGCGCCTCGGGGCCCACACCGCCCCCAAACTGATCGAGCCAGGAGCGTTCGTCACTGAGATCGGACTCCTGGCCGAAAAGCTCCATACCGATCCTTGGACACTGGCCCGGAAGCCCTACATCCAGACGCTGCAGTTCCTGCACCTGCACTTGCGCGCCGAGGATGCATGGACCGTGACATTACACGGCGCATCGTCAAAACAGGTCACCGCGGATGATTTTGAGGCGTTGCTAGCCGGCTGACTCAACTTTCCGCAATGGGCGATCTCCGCTTACACGTCGACACTCGCCGCTTCAATGTGGCGCTGGGAGAGTTCGCCGCCTACTCCAAAAAGAGCGGCCTCGAGGTCCTCCTGGATCAAAGCCGGCTATTCGTTCAAAAGGCCATCGGTCTGACTCCGCCGGGCAAAGGCAAAGCCAATGCCGCCGCGCGGAAGCGAGGTGAGGATGCCATTCGCGACGATCTCCATAGGATCTTCAAACCGAAGGATCGAAGTTATCTCGAGTACCTCGAGCGGATCGCCGGCACCAACCAGGTCGTTTCCAACGTCCTCCGGAAAAAGGACGGCACGCCTTACCTCATCGATTTCGATGTTATTCTCCAGGGTCGCGATTCCCTGGTCCCGTTTCACCTCGCCCACCGCAGCCAGGTCACCGGCCATGTCTTCCAGGTCAATCGCGATGTCACGACCGGCCGCCGGAAGATCGACCAGGGCAGGGGAGATATCGCCTTTGTTCCGCGGGAGAATTACGCCTGGTTCGAGCGCCGGGTCCTGGCGCGGGTCGGCCTGCTCGCCGGCGGCTGGAATCGATCCGCCAAACGCCTCGGGGCCCGCGTGCCGGCGTGGATCGCCCGCCACGGCGAAGACCGCGGCGCCGTCACTGTCACCGCCGGCAGCGAAGGCGTCATGCGCGTGACCATGGAGAACGACGTGCGTTTCGCCAGCCAGGTGGCTGGTCTCCAGTCGCGGATCCAGCAAGCCGTCGACTGGCAGGCCCGGGCCATGGAACGCCGCCTGGAGTATTTCAAGGAGCACGCCGGCCGCCGCGCCGGCTTCCGTTAAGTGTTGCGTTCAAATCGGACATGCATGTCCGATTTGAAAGGTCTATTTACCCAGGAGGCCGCCCAAAACAGGAGCCACCACGGCAATGACCACACCCACGGCAAAAGCCGCGGCCCACACGGCGCCATAGATCCCCACCAGTAGCATTCCCGCTTGAACGACCAGTTTCATTTGAGAAACCATAACCCTATTTTCCCAGCCACTCAACTCGCATTTCTCTGCGCCTCTGCGGCCTCTGCGTTAAGAGTTTTCTGGTGACACGTCCACGGTTGACGTGATCTCCGCCACTCTCGGTCTCGATATCTCGCCTTTCCTCGAGCGCCTCAACCAGGTGCGCGAGAAGATCGAAGGCCTGTCCCGGATGGCCACGATCTTCACCGCCGGCAATTTGATCGGCAAGGAAGCCTTCGAAGGCCTCAGCGAGGGCATCGAGAAAATCCGCGGCATCGTGGAAATGGGCGGCCAGCTCCAGGACCTCTCGCTCAACACCGGCCAGAGCGTACACGACCTGGTCATCCTCCGCCAGGCGTTCCAGAACGCCGGCCTCGGCGCCGACGCCGTGGGTCCGATGCTCGCCAAATTCCAAAAGGCCTTGAGCGGCGTCAACGAAGAAGGCCAGCCCACCAATCACGCCCTGGAGCGCCTCAAGCTCAACGTCGACGGCTTCCGCGAGATGCCGGCGATCGAGCAATTCCGTACTTTGCAGCGTTCGCTCGAAGGTATCCACGATCCCGTGGA